TCTTAAGTTCTTTGATCTTGGATTTTGTTAACTGTGCGACTTCTCCTGATTGACCTTTGAGTTGTTTCGAAAGATCTTCAACGGCACGTTTGTCCGCATCTTTTTCAGCTAGTAAGTTTACTTCGTGGTTGTCGCACATGTCATGCCTTTACAGTGTATTATATGCAGGCAGTAAGAATGTATCCAAGTGTTGAATCAATAGCTTTGAACTGTTGAACTTCTTCAGCATAAACATAGCGACGAGTTGAATCTAGTGAATCATATTGACCCGCAACCATTCCACCAAAATCGAAGTTTAAAGCAGCCACAGGCATACCCTTGACGTTGCCACTCTTTTGAACGATCGCGTCAGCACCTTTCATGATACCCATAAAGATAGTGCTTGTAGTCCAGATTTGTGCTTCGCTTGAAGTCGCACCAGGTACAGCAGTCTCACGACGAGCTTCACCGACATAGATGTTGGGAATACCTAAGATGTCACGTAATACGGTTTTTACTGCTTCATCATTCATGATCATGCTACCACCCGACGCAAGTCCTTGAGCAGCAGTTCCCGCATATCCTCTTACTTCTGGATTACGAGCTAGTGCACGAAAAGCACCGCGACCGAAAACAAGAGTATCTGCATTGATTCCATGAGCTTGAGCAAAAACGAGGTCCTTGAGTTTGTCAAGTCCTGTGAGTGCATCAGTTCCCGCCGCATCAATCTTACCTGTCATGACATTTGTACAAGTGTCATTTGAGAATGATCCTGTATCAAAGATCAAATCAGCAGCTCTTTTTTCTTTTGCTAACATCATTACACGGCGAACCTTGCGAGCGATGCGAGCTTCTTCACCACCAGGATATTGACTATCGATGATGTCTTCCATTGCGATGCTATCTTGTGCAGAAAAGATCTTTGCTTTAAAAGTAAGATTTGTACGATCAAAGCTTCCAATGTTTGCACGACCTGCACCAGGAGCACGCTCAAGGTCTAGACCTACACCTGCGCCCATGAAGTTGCGAGAGTTCTCTAAAAGAAATGTTCCACTTCTCTCAGGTACTTTCACGTTTTCAAAGATTTGATTTGCAATCAGTTGATTGTCACTTGGCACTACTTCAGAGACTAGGCTTGTGAGTATCTGATCGACTGGATGAATTGTACTATATGAACTAGCCATCTATAAGCTCCTTAAGGAATCAAGTTGTTTGGGCCTGTGAAAACGATTGAGAATTGATCGTTTGCTGCCGCACTTGTTTGGTTGATGTTAGGAATGATACGACCAATTGCATAGTTGCCACTTGTCGCATGAGTCGCCGCTTTTCCTGCTGTTGTAGCCATTACTAGTGACGCAGTGTTGAAAGTGATTGAACCACCTGCAATGATACGAGATACACCACTGATGATAACGTCAACAGGTTCACCCGCTGAAGCACCACGTTGAGCCACACCGACACAAGCTTTGTCATCTGCTGCTGTAGTTACTGCAACCTTGCCATTGCCATCGATTGAAACAAGAGCTGCTTGACGATAAAAGTCTGGTTGTTGTTCACGGAACAAGCTCAATGCGTCGCTGTATCCGATTTTCTTTTCTTCAGCTAAGGCACGAACTTTTTGATCAAGTGTTCCTTTGCTAATCTCTTGACCGCTTGCACCATGTCCAACTTCTTCCAATGGTACACTTGAGTTCAAAGGACGCTCGCTGAACATGTTCCAAAATTCTGGTTGTAGTTCACGAATGTTCCAAGCTTTAGAAGCAACGTCTTTCTCTGCAACACTGATCTTGCCTTCACGAAGTAAAGAGCTGACAGCTTCATCACATTTGATTCTTGTGTTCTCAGCTTCAAGATTCTTAACAGACTCACGAAGTGCTTGAACTTCATTTAACAAAGCAACGTCTTGACGAAAGTTCTCACTCATTTTATTGTGATCCTTTTCATCATCTTCCATCATTTTCTTTTCGTCTTCTTTTTCAGCTTTCTTCTCGCTGTCATCTTCAAGCTCAGTCTTTTTCTCAGCTTCGTCATTTTCAGCGTTCATCGTTGCATCTTGCTCGTCTTTCATTTCCTTGAGTTTTTCTTCAAGTTCTTTGACGAGTTCATCTTTTGCCGCAAGCTTCTTCAAGTTCTTTGACGAGTTCATCTTTTGCCGCAAGCTTGGCTTGTAGCTCTTTGACTTGTTCTTCCATAAGGTCCTCGCTTAGTGTGATACGGTCAATTTTGTTGTGTGATTGTGCGGGACGAGGAGTTAATGTGATAGCGAGCAGTTGAGCATCACCAACCTTATCACCTCCATCCCTTGTGAATATCTCTCCATGAATGTATTCTGGTGAACTCCAAAGGATTCCTCCAGACTTCTCAACAACCTTCAAGCCTTCCTCGTTATAAGCAGGTACAGCGTAAAGCCCATCGTCTTTCACTTCGAGATCTATTATCATTCCAAGTGCAATACCTGACTCAGGAGGAGCAGGTGACTTTCCTTGAAAAGGTGAGGTCGCATGTTGCCAATCAATAATGACAGGATCATTGACCTTCCGTTCATTGAATACTCGAACAAGTTCATTGAGGAGATCAGTGTTGATCTCCTTGCCAATAGCGTCCCCACTCATGCGAGAACTGACTTGTCCCAATGACAATGTTTTAAATGTTTTACCAATGGTCAAGCCTTCGGGAACATCATACTCATTGAGTGCGTTCACTTGGATTGCTTCACCATAGGCACGTAGTTTTTGATTCTTCTCATCGACTGACTTCATTTGTTTTACTACCTTTCGAGCAAAAGCAAAGCCTGCATCACCACCCCAACCGTCCCAAGCTTGACGACCTTTTCCATACTCATCCCACGTCGATCCTTTTTTGTCGACCTCGTGACGTGTAAAGTATGCGAGCATACGCTTGACGGTGTCTGGTGATAATGTCTTGCCGTTTGCTAAATCACGAGCACGAGCTATGCCGACGGCGGTCATACCTCTCTTAGATGGTGGCATCTCAGCACGTCGCTTGAGTGATCTCTTTGCCGCAGTGATTGCACCTTGAGGAGGTTTGAAATCAATGTGCGAGTATTTGTTTGGTGCGAGGCTGTAGACTTCAGACAAGTCGCTCTTTTGTGGATGACCGCTAGGCAACAAATCAAGATCAGTGTTATATGCTTTCTTGCGTTCACCTGTACCAACCAATTTGAGAAAAGCATTAACACGAGCCAAGGCCCATTGATCTCGACTTGTTATCTTGGGCCTGTGTGACACACTAAATGCACCTGCACCGCGACGGTATACAGCTTTGAGCATACCGAGATCGACACGCTTTGATTTAGCTTTATACTTATCGTTGTGCTCATCCTTCTTATTCTTGAGAGTCTTCTCAATTTTTTGGGATACTTCTATCTTGCCACGTGATCCACCTGCTGAACCTTTGGGATTCTTTTTACTCCCAACGATTTGATCTTTTTTAGGAGCAGGTGTTTGAGCTTTGGTTCGCTTTGATTTTAGTTTGATTTTACTTACCATCTCGACGTCTCCGAATAAGCTGCTCTGCTAACATTGCCGCACCACCTCCCGCACCTCTTGAGCTTGCGGCTCTTTCAAGTGCTGAACGTTGTGCATCTTCTGGCAAGTCACCTGCACCAAGTCTTTCACGAATAGCACGTTCAAGCTCATCGTCGGGAGTCAATAGTCCGAATTGAACGAGAGGTCCTAGCATTCCCATTGATGACGCAAGGTCATCAGTATCTAGACCACTATGGGTGAGCTTAGGCAACTTGGATGGATCAACGGCTCCATAATTAAAGCGAATCAAACGTCCTATTGTTCCACCACCTCGGCGGTCAGGTCCACTCACTTGACCCGCGACAATATCACATAGGTTTATCGCAGCTCGACGGAATACACTTAGATGTATTTCACCGACTGATCTTGACCCTGTGTCACTTATTCCGAGGTTAGCAAACTGAGCAAGGAAAGCTTGACTAATTTGATTATCACATTCTTTGATGATGTCGAGAGGACCTTGTGAATATAAGTATGGAGTTGTTGAATAACTATCAAACTTAATAGCAGCATTCTCAACGAGATACTGTTGTTCTGTTGCGAGAAAAGCTTGCGCTTGTTCTTCAGCCTCATTCACCATCGCATCAATATCGCCATCAGTTAAAC